ATCTTTAGGTGTCTTAGAAAGCTTATCTTGCCACTCGTCAGTTAAATAATCTAGTGTTAAATTGTAATTTTCTTTGTCATCGTTATAACTTCCAATTATTTTAGTAGAACTAGGTAAGTTGTCTGCAAAAAAGTCAGACATACCTTTTAAAGCAATATTAGTTATACCGTCTTGTGATAATCTAATTACAGCTCCTCTATTTTTATCTGAAAAATAAGCTCTAAATCCATAGGAAGCAAATGACTCTGGGTTTGTACTAATACCAAACTCACCAGCATAAGGAACAGCTTGTCCTAAAACAGCCTTGTTAGAAGTTATATTAGCACTTCCATCGGCGTTAAATAAAGCATCTTTATTTGCTAGTATTTTTAAACATTTGTCTTCACAAAGCGTAATTAAGTTTGTGTTTCTAGAATGTAGCTTTTGTATAGATCCATACTCTGGGTTTAAATCTTTAGTTATAGGCTGTGCTTGTATAAACTGATTTAATCTATTTATACCTGCTTGAGAGTTGTATATTTGAGAAAATATAAGACCACTTGACCTTCTTTCTTCCATATATGGTTCATCTAGTAAAGCAGACACTTTAACTCCTTTACCTATTCTAGGTGCGTTGAAATCATCTCTTATTCTATCAGACTCAACACCATTTCCAAAGCTATAACAGTTATAGTAATTTAATATTTTTGATTGTTGATTTATAGTTGATATAGGTAACGCATTTGATGCTTCGTAATATATATCAATATCTACAGCTTCTTTTGGCTCTGTTTCAAAAACAGCTGGATTGTTAGAAGATATTATTTTGTTATCATCACTTATAACTTCTTCAACTATTTGAAAACCTCTTATGTTGGTTAAGGCTGATTCTGATCCGTTACCAACCCAGTCTTCTTGAACCTTGCTAGTTAGCTCTAACGCTAAAGAAAAAACTCTATTACTTCCAAGCGTACTTTTTTGACAGTCACCACAACCATCCACACAAAAACATCTTCTTATTCCCCTAGCACCTCTGAATCTCCAGTGGTTTTTAATTTCATAAGGTTTAGAAACTCTACCGTCTATGTGTACTATTCTTACTAAAGCCCCTTTTACAGCTTTTTCTGCAAAAAACGCTTTTTGACTACCTAAGTGTTCGTAAATAGGATTTGAAAAACCAGCTCTAAGAATACCTAACCACTCTCTATTATAAGCGGCACCAGCGTGAAAAGCCTGCTCCATACCTGTTTGACCATCTATAAATACTCTTGAATTTGAAGGAACTCCATTAAAACCGTTTAACCTATTACCGTTACCACCTAGCTCGACACCTTTGTGTCTCCAGGAATCAGGACATGTACAGTCACCAAACGGATTTCCAGCTGCCTCTCCCGCATCTCTAAAAAATGTCCCCCATCTTGATGAACTACCTCTCAAAGAAGAACTAGCGGTAACTCTATCGACATAAGCCGCGCCAACTATACCGTACCTTTTATTTAAACCTGAAAAAGTTTTTATTATGTTAACATCAAAATCTGTATCTCTATTTATTTTAACAAAAAATCTACCTTCAAACTCTGGTAGTCTTTCTTCTTCGTTTTTATAAACATTTATAGTAATAGTTGCACCCTCTACTAAACCTGATACCCCGAAGAAAGAAGCGTCTGCTCCAAATGGCTCGTCTAACTGCACCTCGTACATTGTACCATTACTTGAAACAGGTCCACCAAATTTAACCCCTAATATGTCTGTTGTATTACCACCGTCGGATATTGTAATAAAGCTATCGCCATTAAAAGCTGTTGCAAACTGAGAATTATCATCAGCGTTAGGTCCTGTAAAAGTTATTAAAGAGAAATCTTCTTGAAAACCAGCGTCAACTTCACAGCGAGCTGAAGCTATAATCTTTTTAGAATTAGCAACAAACTCAGGAGCTTGAGACTGAACATCTAAAACTTTATATCTACAAGGACCAATAGAAGGATTATCTACGTCGTGTTGTTTTTTTAGTATAAGATAACTATCTATTTGAACTTTACTTCTTTCTGATGAAGGGAAACTCAACCAAACGTTGCCATCTTCAGCAAAATAAAATCTATCTAAAGCTAAGTTGTAGTATTCGTTAGATGTATCTTTAATAAAATACTTATAATGCGTTACCCAGCTAGGCATATTTTGTACAGGCGGTACGGTGGCTATAAATTTGCTAACACCAACAGCTGCATCTTTATCTATGCTTATAGTAGCGTTTGCATCCGAAAAAACCGGTGTTTGTCTTCCGTAAGCGTCTTGAAACACAATACCTAGTTGATATTTTCTTATAGACTTTACGCTTTGTATTGGTTCTCTAAACGTATCAGATTCTTCATTTAAACCAGTGTGATTGTTTGTAGCTAAACTTAAAATAAGACCAACTTTTGGAACATTATAATTTTGTATATAGTTAGCGTATATAAGTCTATTAGCTGAAACCTCTTGAGCTTTAGCTTTTCTTGGAACGTTATCCCAAGGTCTGAGTAGTTGGTTAGCTTCTACAGCGGCTCCAATTAATTCATTTTTAATAGTAAAGCTAGTTTTAGTTCTATCCTTTAAGGTATCTACTACATACACAGTGTTACTGTTAGATGCTTTGTACAATATATCTAGTTCAACAACCTCTGTACTTCCCCAGTAAAGATTATTTATACTTAAAGACCTTAGGTTGTTTCTCATACCTAAGTTATAACCATCAGAAGATAAGTATTCAAATTGACCACCTATAAACGCTGGTCCAGAAAAAGGTGAAAAAGTAGAGTACTCACCATTTTCATACTTCCATCTGTAAGCAAATCTTGGAAAATCAAATTCAAACATAGGATCTTTCTCTTCTAATAGAACCTCCCATGTTATTAGCTCGTCTTGATCTGCTCCAAATCTTAATATCTTATTAGGTATAGATTGAATCTTACACCTTAAATTAGCTCCGTTTACGAAATCTATCTCTAATCTTATAGTGTATTCATCTTCGTTGTTGTAGTCATTTATATAGCTTCCACTAAGAACTATAACGTCACCAGGCTCGTAACCTGTTGGTACTGCTGATACAACTATGTTTACAAACTCCATATTAGTTGGAAACGCTCCACCGGTACCTAAAGCTTCTTGATATTCTTGAAACGTTGGTAGTGGCTTGTACTCCGCTGGTGAGTTATTAGTAGCGGCTTCTGTTATGTACGTAAAGTTGTAGTAGTTGTTTAAAGAGTAAGTTGTGGTTATAGGATCGGTGCCTGTTCCAGGACCGTTTACCAGCGAAGCTGACATAGATAAACCCGGTTCATCTAATGGAGATTTTTTAATAACAGTAATATCTTCTTCTGCAAAGTCAGCGCCAGAAGAATTATAAGTATAGTTTCTGTTAGAAGTGTTGTAAGTTGGAATTTTACTGTGTACACTGAAACTAGGTGTACCACCGTTTGAAGAACCTTTTTTAAACTTTTTTATATTTACCTTCTTGGGTTCATTAACATTATCTGTAAAGAATAATAAGTCGTCTATTATATTTACACCTGTTATTAAGTTATTTTTAGTAAAGTTTAATATACCTTTAGTGTCAACTAATACAGGTGTTACGTCACCAGTTTTTTGATTAAACTCAGCTATAACACTAACGCTTGATCTAGTAGTACCCTTGTCGGTAGCTACAAACCAATATATACACTCTGTCGGCTCATGTCTTATAGAACCTATACAGACTGGGTTGTTAAGAGAGTTTATGTAATCAGAAGACCAATTACCAGAAGATGCTGGAGAACCTTTCAACTCTGTATTACCTTTTAAATTTTGCAAAGCACCAACATTGCTAGATTCAGAAGTAGCTACAGTTACGTTTAATGCATCTCTATATTGACCGTTTGGAACCATTCTTTCATCAAGATCATGATTCATCTTCCCCTGAGTAAAGTTATGAATAAATTCTGGCATATTTTAGTGTTTTATAATCTTAGACTTACCTCTCATTACTTGAGCAAGTTCCTCTGATTTTAAATTTGATAATCTTAATTTAGCTTGGCGAGTTGCAGCAAACTTTTCTTTTTTAAACCTCATGACTAAATACTCTTGAGTGTTAGCTCTTGTAGCTAGTATAGCGTAAGCTATGTGCTTGTACAACGCTTCTTCTGCAAACTTATGAACAAGCATTTCATTGTCTGTGCCAAGTGAATCGCTTATATACTTTAATGTTATTATTTTACCTGTCAGGCTAGAATCAAAAAATATTTTACCTCTTAGATTGTCTATAAAATAAACTCCGTTGCTATTAGCAAACTCCGGCTCTAATCCATATCTACCACCCTGAGTACTTCTATATCTTTCAAATTCATCTAAAGTATCTGGATTTGTATTATTCCTGTTTGTAGCATCTTTGAATTTATTCCACGTTTCAGAATCGTCAGCAGCTAACAAAGTTCCATCTGTGTCAAAACTGTAATCGTAATTACTATCTTGTATTAGCGCCTCTGGGTTACTAGTTTTTCTAGTAGGCATTAATATCCTTTCAATACCATCATTGTCTAGCCAAGATAATTTAACATAGTTAACAAAATCATGAGGTAATTTCATAGATAGAGAAGGTGGTATTTCAATCTCTTGAGACTTAAAAGATTTTAAAGTATCGTAGCTAAGCTCAGCTAAACCTCTTTGAGCGTGAAAAGCGATATCTGTTCTTCTTACTTTAGATATTATTTTATCTTCACCCACGTAAGATATTATAAAGTTGTTTATTATATTCTCTAAAGAAACATATTGATAGTTACCAAACTGCTCGGTAGCTAAAACCTCTCTAAACAATACAGTTAAGCCTGCTAAAGGAGATCCATCAGCAGCTTGCACGTTTGTGTTTGGATTTGTGTTATTGAATAATATATCGTAAGAATCGTCAGGAGTAGTGTCACCTGGGTTTGTGCCATTATACGAGTAACTATTTTTGTTTATTTCTATGCCGTTTATAAAAACCACTATATCAACCTGTTGAGTTGGTCTAGTAGCAAACGCAGCTGTAGTTACTGGTCCAACCGTGAGGTTTCCAGCTCCAGCGCCTACAAAGCTTTGGCTTTGCTCATAGTAACCTTGTTGTGTTCCGTTGAATAATGGCATATCTTATTGTTTTTCTTGTTGGATTGTTTGCATTTCTTCTTGATTTGCAATTTGATACATCTGAACTTCCTTGGTAGATAAACCAGCTAGCTCTAATATTTTTTCGACTAAAGCTATTTCTTCAGATTGATGCAGTTGAAAATCAGTACTACCAGTAGCATTATACAAGGCTTCACCATAAACCATAACATAATTCCAATTAGGAGCAGTAGGTTTTGATATGACATCACATGTAACATTTGCTACTATTGTAGCTGGATAGAGTTGTATCGTAGTCTCACTTGTTCTAGTGTAAGCTGGTCTAATTAAGTTTGGAGTTGTTAATGGAGACATTTGAAGTATCTGTATGTCTTTTTTGTTTAGCTTTTCAACTATTCTAGCTACACCGTTAGTAGTATGCATAACATTACCTAACCTATAGTTAGCTGGCAAAGTACCTATACCCGTGTTAGCCATAGTAACATTCACTGGTGGTGCTTCAAATATACTTATTTTTTCTTCAAGTATATCTAGCATGTCTGAATATTCTGTACTATTACCGTGCAGTCTACCAAATTGATTTATGTCGTAGAAATATTGTTCAAATATATCTAGTTGAGCTTGCTCTGCAAATAAATTAAACTCTTGAGGTGTGACATAGCCACGTTGCTCTTTGTTTAAAGTACTCAAAACAGTCTGATAAACGGTATCTACACTTACAGCCATAATTAATAAGGGAATTTTTTATTTAAATATTCTTTTCTTTTATCGCAACCACAGTCTCTACCTGTAGCTTCGCTTATTTTTTCAACTACTTTTTTTATTCCTGTAGCTTTTGTAATAGCCTCAACAGTATCGCCGAAGCCTTTTTGTTTCATGTTAAAAGCCATATTTTATTTTTAAGTAAATGCAACCGCCCGAAGGCGGTTACTTTACATTTTTATTTTACTTTTTTAGCAAACTGCTTATAGACTTCCATTCCTTGATCAGTCTTAAACCAAGCAGCTAAAGCATTATATGGATGTTCGTCATAAGGAACAGTACATAGCTTTTTACCATTAGGATATGAAAATATCCTTTGATCTGCTGATAATTTTATAAGGTTTTGTTCAACTGCCTTAGCCCCAAAGTTTCTTAATTCAACATTTTCATCATTAGCTAACTGTAGAAACATTCCTGGGTTTCTTCTAGCCATTAGTAAAACGTCTCTTTTTACTTCTTTGCTTGTTAATTCGTTAACATCACTACCTATTTGAGCTCTTAATATAGCTTCTGCCGCGTCAACATCTAATGCTTTAGCAGCTAATAAAGCTTCTATTTCGTACTCCATGTAAGCTAGATCATCTTGAGCCTCTTCAACTTTATCGTATTCTGAATAAATACTACCTTTTAATGGGTGATAAATTGATAATAGTTTTTGTAAGCATTGCTCTTCTTTTGGTACAAACAACTTACCGTTTCTCATTATGATTCTACCTAATGTAGCTTCACCTTCTTGTTCGTCTACTAAAGGACTAGCCATATTAGTAGCATACTTAAGTTCTCTTTGATATCCAAGTTTTTCATCAAAATATAACAATGGTCTTTTAGACGAGTGCTTTGATGGTATTGTATATACTAGAGGTTTGTTTTTGGCTTCCATTGTATAAAGCCTGTCTTTTATTTCCCACTGAACACCGTCAGGTATTCCTAGTAGTTTTTTTGTTTTTGTTTTTTCCATGATATAATATAATTAAATAATTTATAAGAGTAATAGTTACCCCCGTAATTACAACGAGGGTAAGAATTACTTTTGTTATGTTATACTTTTTTAAGTAAAACAAAGTTGTTAGCAGCTTGTACACATAAACATCTTTCTGATAAGAAGTTTACAGTCATGCTATCTAAGTCGGAAGTAAAGTTTCCACCAACAGATCCAGTGATCCAAGACTTCATTTTTCTGTCATCTGCTTCAGAAGCTCTGTAACGGATGTGTAAGAAAGGTCTTGAGATATTTTTACCTAATGATTGGTCGTATACTGTACTTGTTCCTGCAGGTACCATGATACCTTCTACGTCAGCAATTAATCCACGAGTAGTAGCATCGTTTAAGTATTTCCAGTCAGATTTGTAGAAATCGTAAGATCCACGTCTGAAACCAGAGAAACCTAAATTTAAAGCCATATCCTCAGAATTATCGAATACACCGTAAGATGTACCTCCAGCTCCGTAAGAATTTTGATTAGCTAACATTTTATCGATAGATAAGTTAGTAGCTCTATCTAAGAACATCATGTTCTCTTCGATAGCTCCTTGCTTGTCTAATTCTTGTAAGATGTTATCAAATTCTTGAATACCACTTGCAGGTACAGCGTTTCCAAAGTCTTGGTTGTTGTAAACCAATCCTCTAGATTCAACAGCAGCAAATAAACCTTCAGATCCACCAAAAGATCCAGCAAGACCAGATCCAGCTACAGTTTTCTCAGCTTCAATCATTGCCATTTCTAATTTGTCCTCAAATCTAATTCTTGTTTCAGATTCAGATTTTAAGTACCATAAGTAACCAGAAGCACCAGCTTCAGTAGCTACTTCAACCCAACCGATTTGAGCAGTATCAGATCCTGAGATAGAATACTTACCTTTTAATATGATTGGTTTGTTAGTAAATTTAGTGAAAGGAGAATCTACAGATGCTTGGTCAGCATTGTCTGTTCCTTTTGCATACTCAGAACCAAAGATGAATAGTTTTACCGCAGCAGCAGCAAATCCAGCATTTCCAGCACCAGCCGCTTGGATAGCAGCATAGTCGTAAGCAGATACCGTAAGTACAACTCCCGCTATACCTTGTACTCTTGCTTTTACTGTTTTATTTCCTTGAGAAACTACTAATGTATCTCCTTTAGAATATAAAGCAGCTTGTTGAGCAGCAGTTAATCCGTCACCGTTTCCAGCAGGATCAGTTACTAATGTAATCGCGTCACTTGTTCCGTTTACGTTTGCGATTGTAGCGTTGTTAGATGCTACATGGATTCTACCTTGTTCAGACCACACAACTTCGTCAGAAGCCATAGGCATTTCAGCTCCTACCATTCTTAAGAAACCAGAGATAGTACGGTTACCGTATCTTTCTACTTCTTTCTCATATACTTCTGGTAAGAATTGTTTTGCAAAGTTAAAATCATTGTCTGCAATTGACAAATAGTTGTTGTCATATGCAAGTTTGTTTGGGCGAGGTACCACGTGTGATAACTCAGCGCCAGTTCCAGCTAAAGCCATAATTTTTAATTTTTAAGTTTTGTTAATTTATTTTCGTTTTTTAAATCCCCACTTAACCGACTGACCATCTGCATCGATAGATCTATATGTTGTACCTTGTTGAGGCGCAGCACCTTGACCTTTCCTAGGATCCATACTAATGTTTTTCGTAGCAGCAATACTTTGCTTCATGGCATCAGCTTTTCCTTGTTCGTAAAAATGGTTTGCAATTGCGTCAGGATTCATTGCAGTGAATAAAGATTTATGATAACCAGTAGCATCTTGCATCTCGTTGTTTTTATTAAGAAACTTCTTAACAAAATTATTGATGTTGCTTTGGTTGTCTTTTACTTCATTCGGGTTTTTAACATTAAACCTATACCTCTTGTCTCCGACTTTGTATTCAAAACCTTTGAAATCGTCATTAAAAACTTGGTTAGTTTTATTGTTGAAAGTTTGAGTTTGCTTTTCAGCAACCTCTTTGTCTTTGTTATATCTATTGAAAAAATCTACAGCCTTCTGTTGCTCAGGTGCTAACCTAGAGCCAGCTTTGATCTCTTCATAGTATTTTGTTTTTAAACCGTTTAGATGATTCTTAGCGTTTGCTAATTCTTCTTTTCTAGCTAGTTTTTTTCTTTTAATATCTCTTTCATCTTCCATATCTTCTTCAATAGCGAATTTATCTTCTATTAAAAAGTTTATCTCAGATGGATCTAAGTGAGGTCTTGTGATTTGGTAGTACTCAACCAACAACTGCTCTTCATTTAAAGCGTCTACATCTTGGTTTAACTTTACGTAATCTTCTAGGCTACCACCTGTTTCGTTTACAAAGTCTACTACTTTTTTAATGTTGTCAGGTAAATCTATACCCACAGCCTCTTCAACAACAGCTTGTTCTATCTGCTCTTCAAGTTCCTCAACTTTCTCTTGAACAACTTCTTGCGTTACTTCTTCTAAAACAATAGGTTCTTCGTTTACTGGTTCTTTAGCCACAGCTTCTTCAACCTTTTTTTCTTTGACGTCTTGCTTTGCAACCTCACCTTTAATTGGTTTAGCTACTAGTTTGTCAAAATCTATTTTGTGTGTACCATCTTCTTTAACAGTAACTTCAGGTACTAGATCACCTTCTACAGTCTCTTCAACTTGTGGATTTATTTCTTCCACAGCTTGATCGACTACTTTTTCTTCTTTAGCCATAATAAAATATTATAAAATTATAAAAATTAATTACATAGGTCCAAACTGGCCCATGTCAAAACCACTCATGTTGTCATTACCTGCAGATTCAAAATCTTTAGGTGATGAGTCATTTTTTCTTTGATCTATCAACTCGCTTTGTTGAGTTGCTTGTATTTTTGTTCTTTCGTCTTTACGATCTTCCTTGTAAGCTTCTTTGTTTTTAGCGCCATCAGCTTCAATTCCTTTTAGCTTCATATTAAATTCAAACTCTAAGGTCATTAAATCTTTCTTCAACATAGCTTCTTGTTGCATTTGTTGAGACTTCATTTGGCCCTTAAGCTGCTCCATTTGAGATTGAATTTGAAAAAGAGCTTGAGATTTTTGTACTTCAGCTTGAGCTGCAACCTGCTGAGCCTGAGCATTTGCTTGAGCTTGAGCCTGCATATTCTCTTGTTGTATCTGTTGATCTCTGTCTTGTTTCTTTTTTCTTCTTTGCTTTAATAGTTGGTTTGCTAGCTTTATGTTTTTTATCTCTCTAAGATCTATAGCGTCTTCTAAATCTATTAAACCACCTGCAACAGCTGCTTGTATGTTGTTTTCTAAAACAGCTTTTTCTTCATCATCAGGTGTTAACTCTATAAATATACCAAAATCATGTAAATATAGATTAGATATATCTTCTAATATACCTACGTTTTGATTTCCTATTTTTTGTATAAAAGCCTCTTTTGTTGGAGAAAACTCTAATATGTCAGATATTCTAAGAGACAAGCCTTCCGCTAACTCTTGAGTTAAAGCTAAACCAGACTGTAATATATGCCTTGTTGCTGTGTTTGAATTTGCAGCAGCTAGTTTTTGAACACCTACTAAAGCTCTACTATCTGGAGTACTACCGTCTCTAGCTTCATTTAAACCGGTGACGTCTCTTATCATTTGCATATAGTAGTTGTAGTTTGTTATCAAGCTTTGTATTTTCTGACCACCACTACCGCTTTGTATTTCTTGAATAGGTACCTTACCTGGATTCATATCTCCTTCAGAAGTAAAAGACCTACCTATTATAGATCCCGTCTGAAAGAACATATTTAACGCTTCTTGAGGATTATAATTTGTACCATTACCAAGATCAACTTCAGCTAGTCCGTCAGCGTCTAAGTAAACACCGTCTGGAACCATTCTAGACATAACCTGTTGAAGCTTAAGGTGTGTTAGTTGAATCATGTCAGCAAACCCTGTTATACGTTTTACTAATGAATCAATTCTACCTTTGTACATTCTAGGAGCGTTTATAGCGTAGTTCATTTTAACTTTACTATAATCACTTTTAGGCCTCATCATATTTTTAGCCATTTCCCATCTCAAAAGATAATCTGTACCTAAAATTAAACAACCTTCATATAAAACTTCTAATGATCTTGATATTTTACCAAAATTACCTGTCATTTCATTGATAGGTGGATCAAAAGTATCATCTCTTAATATTATTTTTTCAGCTCCTGTAGCTGTTTCTTTAACTTTATAAACTTCATTCATATAAGTCTTGTAGTTAAAGTACAAAACTTGTATTTGATTCTTATCATCGTAATGAGAAGAATTATATCTATTAGTTGAATAACTATTTTGATGGATGCTTTGACTTTGTATAGCCTTTAAATCTTCATCTGTTAAATCAGGAAACTCTTTTTTAAGTTCGTTTATAGGTATAGTTTTTATTTCACCTACGTAATATATATCTTGAAAATCTGGATCTTCTGTATATGAATAAACTATATTAGCTGGATCAACGTATTCAACCTTTACTCCTTCTGATTTTGTAAATGTATTTTTAACACAACCTATTCCTATGGTTGCTAAGTCGTAATTTACTCTTTTTTTAGTAAGATCATATCTATTACCTTTAAGCAAAACGTTTATAGCTTGCTCTTCAGCTAGTTCTATACCTTGCTTATAACTAAGCTTCATATGTAAGTCTAGCTCTTCTTGTGAGTTTGGTAGTAACTCTGGAGGCGACTCAAACAAAGATATACCAAATGCTTCTTCAGCAAATAAGTTTAAATCTTTAGTTTTCATGTCTCTTAATATAGACTCCATGTACTTAGTTCTTTTCTCTATACCATAAGGATCTTGAGAATAACACTTTATATCAAACGATCTTTCTGATATACCGTTAACAACTATATCTACAAATTTTGGTACAATAGGAACTGGTTTCCAGTCTAAATTTAAATAAGATAAATCTCCATTAACAGATAATTCATCTTTATACTTTTGTATAGGTTGTTCACCTCTAGCATATAGTCTCAATTTATGAAACTCAGCTTGGTGCTGATTATATCTTTGATTAGATGTAGATCCATCAAACCATTCATACTCTATGGCTTTACCTACTTGTAAACCATATTCGGCGCTTAACTTCTCTGCGTCAGGTACAACTTGACTCGGAAAATAACCTTTTACAACTGACTCAGCCATATTAATTTTCTATTAGTTTTGAACGCATACCTGATTGTCCGTATTTAGCTATGCTTAAGTTTAATTTTTCTTTTTTCATAATGGGGTTTGCTCTGTATAAATGTCTATTACAAGCCATGATAGCTAATCCTGAACTAATAGCCGCATCAAACTTTGTACGATTATTAATGTCAAACTTTGCCCAGTCTTGTAATGTTTCGTTAAAATAGCATGTTCCATACGTATTGTCAGACTTTAATCCAACATGATCTTGTATATACATTTCAATAGCAGCAGCGTGTGCTTGCTTAATATCTTCACTTGAGTTAGGTATACCACCTACTTCTTTTTCAGCTGTTGAAAGCTTGTTCCAAACTCTGTCAGGTCTATTCATAGAATAACCTCTATAACCACGTCTTCTTAAATAATACAATAGACGAGGTTTATTATTTTCAGCAAGTAAAGGCATCCCATAAAATATAAGCGCCATTAAAACGTCTTCAAAAAATATCTCAGCGGTTTGTGGTCTAGCTACATATTCTAAAAAAAATTGATTAGGTGGACAATCTTCCATACTAAACTTTGTCAACCCATGCAGCGCGCCATTAGATCCTTTACCATCAACGGTACCTGATATGTCATAACTGTCACAACCAAAAGCACCCATGTGCTCATTGCCTGGATATTTAATGCCGTTTTTAATTACACTGTAATTCTGTTTGTTTATAGGTGGAACCCAGCTAACTTTAAATCTTCCATCTGGATTTGGATAAAACATTACCTTAGAATCTTTTATACCATTAACCCACTGAAAACTACCTACTGTAATTTGAGATGTATTATTTAAATCCTCGTTAAAATCTATTTGCTCGTATATTTTTGCTAAATTAAATATACTGTTTTTTGTTTCGTCTCTGAAAGCGTGTTCTTCAGTTCTTGGGAATTGCCTATAAAATTCATTTAAAGCATCACCATCGTTCTTTAATCCATCTACTTCATTTTGCCAATGCTCTAATATACCTGTGTCTATAGTCTCGCCAAAAGGCCCAATTTTTTCTGTGTCAGGCGTGTCGAAGACAGGTAACCCATAAGAATCAATGAATCCTTCGTAGTTCCATTCCATAGGTATGAACAAACTATATAGTCCCGAGCTTGTCTGTCCATTGCGGTTTCTTTTTGTAACATCTGAATTTTTATATAGTTTCTTAAAATTGTCTCCACCTTTATCTAAAGCGTTTGACGTACTTCCCATCATACACTTACCTATTATTCTAGAACCTAGTCTAAGTGTTGTCTTTGTAACTCTCCAGTTGTTTAATATGTTGTTAGGTCTCTCCCACTTACCAGACTCATCGTGTACTAGTAACTTAAGCTTTTCACCATCATAACTATTGTCACCTGTGTTTTTCCAATCAATAGTTGTATCTAATCCCTCTAATTCTTCTGGTTTTTCAGAACTTACAATACTTCTTCTTGTTAACTTGCTAGCTGGTACTCTATATGCTAATTCTGTTTTTGGACGATCCATACCGTCTTGTATTGGTTTAAAGAAGAAAGGGTAGTTAACTGATATTGGCACGACTTTATCGGTAAACATTTTTTTAGCATCTGGTCCTGATTTAGATAAAATACCGAACCTAGCGTCAGATGATATTGTGGCTTGGTTAACTGTTTCTCCTGAAGCCATAAAAGAGAATCCTGAACGTCTATTTTTAAGATAACACATTCCGTAGCATCTTGTATCTGCTTTACAAGCTTCCCAGAATATATAGAATAATCTATTTGCTTCTCTAAAGTCTGGTTGCCCAACATCAATCTTGGACCATTGCAAGTACATGTAGTGAGTACCAGTAATATAAGTAGGAACGCCTTTATTGTAATACCAAAAACCTTCTTCTCTTTTTTTAAACTCACTTTCTATGTAATCTATATATTTTTTCTTAAAATCATCTGGATAATTTTTCCAATCAAATATAGTTTTTATTCTTTTTAACTCAGAGGGATATTCATTTACCTCCCATTTGTCACTATCAAATTTATAAACATCTGTGTGTTTTGGTAATGCTATTTGAAAATTTTGTATTTCATATATTTCACCTATCTGACCCGTTTTAGATATAACAACAATGTCGTGTTCTTTGTTATATCCGTACTTCCATTTTTTAGACTTATTAAGTCTTTTTATGGTATTTATTTTAATAGGTTCTACAACCTTGTATAGACTCTGCTTGTACATTACTTAGATCTTCTTTCTGCAAAACCACCAAATGATGTTTCTTCAACCTCTGTTTTTACAACATTGTTAAGCATATCCTCTTCGTCTTGTATTCTATTTAATATCTCGAAAGCATCAAATATAGCTAACTTTTTAGTAGCTGCAGCGTTCTTTAATCTATCTGCAGATATATCGTCTCCTGAATCAACTATTTTTTCACCAGCTACTTTTATAAGCTCTTCAACAGCTTTATGACCAGCTTGGATTATATTCTTTTTCGTTTCCTTGATATTCATATTTAATTGTAATTGCAAATGTTGGAACTCTATAAAGTCTTTCGCCTTCAATAACAAACTCATATTCTGAGTTAGGTTTAAAACCTACTAAAGAGTTTAATTTTATATTTTGGCTTTTTAATTCTGGATCTACGTGTCTTACGATGCCTATTAAAGGCATTTCCTTGTCCATAGAGAAGTTATCTTGGTTTTCTAGTGGTTTTATAAAGCTAAAACCTTTAACTGCGTTCCAGACGCTGTTTCTTTTATAAGCAAATATTTGATCAGGCATTACAAAATACATATCTTCTTTGTAAAAAGCCTTAGAGTTTTTCTCTTTATTTCTTATATCTTTCCATCTTCTAAAAACGTTGTGATGTACTATTACTTCGTCACCTTGCTTTATGTCTGTGCAACCCACTGTTGGCGTCTGCAAAACAATAGCATTTCTGCTTACGTTTTGGTGAGTAAATATTTCCGTGTTTAATATTAACTCTTTATCACCTATTTTTTTAGTGTTGTTGTATCTTTTGTTTTTAGGTTTTACTATAAAGTTTGTTACACTCTTCATTAATAATCCAAGTTGTATTCAACAGAAATAGCCATGTTTTTATTAAAGTCTTTCCACGGTAAAACATCTACACCTTTTTTAATAAATATACAGTACTTGTCTTTTTCTTCAAGAATACAATCAATAACATGTCCTCCGTAAACCTCTTGGCCCACGGAGTAATGCATTGAATCGTTTTTATAGTCTTTACCTATACTAATCTTTCTTACTAGGCTCATCTTGTTCTATTTCTGTTATAGAGCCATCAGAGATACTCACGTTAACTTTACCATAAGCATCTTCTAGCTTCTCTTGAAATTCTTTTAGCTCATTGCTTTCAATTGAAGCGGCTTTGTGAAGTAACATATGTTTTTGTACTTCAATATCACCTATTTGCAATTTTATTTGATTTATCTCGCCAACTAAAGCTTGTAAATCCTGTAATTCTTGTTTTTTAATTTTTTTTGCCATTTTATTATATTTAATTATTAATCCTATATATACTAATCACTTATTTCTTTTAATTTATAAATGTTATGAGTCTTGCCATGTAAAATAAAGATCATTATCAACTGGTGTTATTTTTTCGTCTATAATACTTGTGATACGACTCTGTAATTCACTTAGGTCTAAAGCTGTTTCTAACCACCCAACTACGATACGCTCAAATGCTTCTGTGTTTTCGTAAGCTACAAAATCATCTCCATCTGTATACTCAAAGCTTTGCGTACCACCTATGTCTGCAGAATATTTAGTACCACTAACATCTTTAGAGCCAGAATAGGTGTAATGTACTCTAGTTATTAAGTTTGTTTTTCCTTGCGATTCAACAAGTGCGTTTATTTTGTGAATTTCAAATTTGTAAGTAATTGCCATTTTTATTTATTTTATTGATTTTAATAAACCATTTTGGTAACCAAAAGTTACAGTTTTAGTGCCTTTGCCGTCTGGAACAATAACTTCTTGTTCGCCAGAAAATCCATTTATATAGTTACCCTGATTTTCTTCTGTTAAGAAAACCCATGGCCCTTTTTGAGTACCACCTTCTAATCTAGAATAGCTAGGAGCTCCCCAGAAAGGCAGTGTTATCATTTGATTATAATAGTTAGATCCATCACCGTGGTTACTTATTATATTACTAGCCCAACCTGTGTGGCCAGCAAAATTAGTAGAGCCTTGTCGCCATGTAAGATTACCGCTACCATAACCTTGACTTGTTAAATTACCTGCAGAATATGATGTTGAACCAGCTGGTCCTGTTGGTCCTTGCGAACCGGTAGATCCAGTATTACCCTTAGCACCTTGAGGTCCAGTAGCTCCTGCTAATCCTGGTGCTCCTTGAGGCCCAGTTGATCCAGTACTACCTTTGTCTCCTTTAGGTCCTTGACTTCCGTTTGTACCGTTTGTACCCGCTGCTCCAGTATCACCTTTTGCGCCAGCCGCACCTGTTGAGCCTTTTGCTCCGGCAGGTCCTTGTGGACCAGTACCTCCTGCGGCACCAGTATATCCTCTTGGCCCTTGCGCTCCTGTACCACCAGTAGCTCCGGGATCTCCTTTGTCTCCTTTTGGTCCTGTTGCGCCTGCGGAGCCTGTATTACCTTTAGGTCCTTGACTTCCGTTTGTTCCATTTGTCCCTGCAGGTCCTGTTAATCCTGTATATCCTCTTGGTCCTTGAGAACCAACTGCTCCAGCAGCTCCAGTTGAACCTTTTGGTCCTGTTGGTCCAGTAGGTCCTGTATCACCTTTATCTCCTTTAGCACCATCGGTACCGTTAGAGCCAGCCGCACCAGTATATCCTCTAGGTCCTTGTGGACCCGTGGCTCCTTGAGAGCCTGTATTTCCTTTAGCTCCAGCTGGGCCAGTTCCTCCAGCAGCTCCTACAGCTCCAGTATTACCTTTTGGGCCTTGTGGTCCTGTTGATCCATTACTACCATCAGCACCATCATTACCAGCCGCACCTTGTAAACCTGTTGCACCGGTATTACCTTTTGGACCTTGTGGTCCTATACCACCTGTTGATCCAGTGTTTCCTTTTGGACCAGCTGGTCCTTGTATTCCTTGTATTCCTTGAGGACCTTGACTACCAGTGTTACCCTTAGCCCCTTGTGGTCCTTGAGATCCAGTGTTACCTTTTACACCTTGCGTACCTTTAATAGATCCACCTGAAACCCATCCATCTGCTGATGTCCACACCCATATAGAATCATCTGATTGCACTATATAAGCGTCACCATTTGAATTACCACTTGATGGTAAACCAGATGATGCGGAAACTTGACCTTGCATTGATATACCCCATCCTGCACTACCCTGTGAGCCTTGTATTCCCTGTGGGCCTTGAGATCCAGTATTACCTTTTGGTCCGGTTGGACCTGTTGGCCCTGTTGAACCTGTATTTCCTTTAGCTCCAGCAACACCTTGTGGACCTTGTGATCCTGTGTCGCCTTTTGCTCCATTTGTACCATTTGTCCCGTTTGAACCAGCTAAACCTCTAGGACCTTGTGGTCCGGTTGAACCTGTGCTACCTTTTGCGCCAGTCGACCCTTGCGGTCCAGTAGCACCTTGAACACCCGCGTCACCCTTAGGCCCTCTAGACCCAGTATCACCCTTAGCTCCTTGAGAAGCAGCTTGAGAAGAATCTCTACCAAAAGCGTCTTTTATAAATGTATGTATTTCCTCTACATCCGATCTTACGTCTTCAACGTGTTTTATTAAAAACTTATTTGATTGAAATAAACCTTCATCGTTGTAAACTTCACTAATATCTGTTAAACCAGCAAGTTCATCTGACTTTTGTTTAGAAACAGTTACTTCTCCATCACCACCTTTTACAGCTTCTTGGCTAGCAAGACCTTGTTTAAACAGTCTTTTACCTCGTATTTTATCGTTTATATTTGCCATTTATATGTTATCAAATTCTACTACTATACTTACACTAACCCCGTACCAATATTTACTAGTTGCGCTTTTCTGATATCTAAAGTTTAATCTATCACCAGCGGTAAAAGTGGTGTTGGGTGACCATGTTATATTACTGCCGTCATTACTTCCATTACTAGGTGTTAATTCTCCAGAAAATGAAGTCGATAAACCGTTTTTAAGAATTGATAATTCTGTAGTAAAAGACGTACTCATTGTTGAACCAGCAGTGTGCATCATCATTATTCTCTTAACAGTACCACCTCTTGGACAAGCAAACGTGTTATAGTAATTAGCAGACGTTACTTCAGATATATAATTCAATGGCATGTAATAGATACTAGTTGAACTACTTCTATCGTCAAAATTAGAAGTCAATATAGTCTGAGTAGTTTTCCAATGCGCATCCACAGATTGTAAATCACTGCGGTTTATTTTACTATTTTCATCCTCACTAGACTCTACTATAAACCAATCAGCTTGAGGGTCATCGCCGTCTATTACTGGTAGTTCATTAAAATCTAATGTTAAATTTTTAGTTATAGCGCCATTGCTAGTGCTTGAAGAAATGTCTAAACCTGTGCCAACGGTTATATTTGAAACACTATCGTTCCAAGTTAACTGAGTGCTAGTACCAGTACCAGTTATAACTTTACCTGCTCCAGGTCCTACTCCATTTAGATTTATAGCAGAGTATTGACCTAAATAAAGACTATTATTACCTAAGCTAACGCCACCAGATTGTGTGACTAGTTTTTCACTGTTGTTATAATATAACTGCACACCACCACCATCTGTAGCTATTATACTATTTCTATATCCACTAGGACCGTTTCCTCTAAAAACCAATTGATGACCACCTGATCCTCCAAAGGTAAAATATTGCGGGCTTCCTGAAGTAATTATTTCACTAGTGTAAAGGTTGGTTGCGCTGGCGGTTTGCTTAAATTTCATGTTACCACCACAGAAAACACCAAATGTATCAGCAGCGCTGAAACCAAAATAAGTGTTACTATCACCGGTGTGGTTTATGTAAGTTGGTATTGTTAAATCACCTGCAAAAGTTGCGTTACCATTGCTATTTAAAATTTCTAAAGCACGACTGCTTGCGCCACCGTATGTTAAATAAAGCTGGGTTCCATCATTGTCTATTCTATTAGTGGAACTTGTACCTGAAGATGTTATATAAAGATTCTGAGTAAAAACATTAGGAGCTATTACATTGCCTGTAAGAGTTGCATTACCTGTTACTTCAACTCCAGCACTTACAGTTCTGAACTTTTGTGAACCATTATAATAAAGATTTACTGAACCGTCTGCACTGGCAATAATCATGTTTTCAGTATCTGAAGCATTATTTACTACAAATGCGCTAGCTAACACAGTTAAATTACCACTACCTTGGTCACTTATAAAACTATGAGTACCATCGTGGTGTATTTGTAGATCTGATGAATTTCCAAATAAAGCTTTTACACCATCACCATACCAAGTAGGTTTAGAAAAAACGTTCATAGTTGAACCACCATCAACTCTAAAATATTGAGTTGTGCCTCCACTTCCATCATCAGATTCAAATGATATATCCCCATCGTCTTGTCTTTGTCTAAAAGTTAGGTTACCTGTGTAACTTTCTATGTAAGAATCAGCACTATTGTGGTACACTTGAAGATCTTCTGAATCTCCGTAGGTGGATTTTACAGAGTCTAAATGCAACTGATCGGTTAATATTTTTGCCATCTATTATATATTAAATTAAAAACCGACCCCGAAGAGCCGGTTAAATATTATTGTTATTAAGCTGCCACTGGTTTAAGCCATATTCCGTAAGCTGAATCAGCTACACTACCTTTCATTGTAACAGTAACTACTGTTTCTGATCTAGCAACATCTGCATAAACAGTAGCATAAGTTGAAGCTTCATATAATTCAGCAATTATAAGTCTACCGTCTGGATCTCCAGTTCCATAAAAAGTAGATAAAGTTATAGTAAATATAGTAAGACCATTACCGCCAGTATTATAAGCTCTACCAATACCACTAACACCAGAGTTAAGCAGAGTTTGTCTACCTTGTATGTTATTAGCTAACATAGAGTTTTCAACAGCTTTAGTTTGTATTGTAGAAGTTCCTGATACGTTTCCAGATCCATCGAATGAACCTGAAGTCCAAACAACATCACCAGTCATACCTATTGTTCTACCAGTCGCTAAAGCCGTTGCTGTTGCCGCGTTACCATTAATGCTACCAGCTATAGTAGAGCTAAAAGTTTTAGTTCCTGCTATAGTTTGATTACCTGTAGTTCTAACGAAAGTAGATAAGCTAGTAAGACCAGTACCACCGTTAGCTACTGGTAAAGTACCTGTTACACCTGGCGTGACGTTTGCGCTACCATTAAAACTAACAGCTGTAGTGCTAGCTAAGTTTGTTCTAAAAGTTCTACCAGTTGCTAACACTGTAGCTGAAGCAGCATTACCAGTAGTGTTTTGGTTACCAGCTGCATTTACACCAGGTAGATTGATATTGGCACTACCGTTAAAACTAACACCACCAATTGTTCTTGCAGTTTCTAATACTGTTGCAGAAGCTGCGTTTCCAGACGTGTCTTGGTTACCACCTTGGTTTACACCTGGTAAACTTATATTAGCTGTTCCATTAAAAGATACGCCACCAATTGTTCTCGCATTTTGTAAAGCAGTAGCTGTAGCAGCGTTACCCGTACAAGATCCTGAAGAACCTGTTACATTACCAGTTACATTACCAGTCACATTACCAGTTAAGTTAGCGTCTACAGTACCTTTTGTTGCTATTGCAGCTGTACCACCTGGTTCTGTTGTTGATATACCAACTTTGAATACAGGCGTTGAAACACCAGAGCTAGCATCATAAAACATACCAGGGTATTTACTACCACTTGCTACTATTTTACCATACCAACCAATATCAGAAGCGTTTGCGGTATTGTCTTTAGCATACTTCATCATGTTATCACCAATAGCTACTGTAGTTGAATCTATAGTAGTAGTAGTTCCTTGAACATCTAGGTTACCATTTATTACAACAGTAGATCCATTGTCTGTGATAAGAGAATCTTCAAAACTACCATCTCCATCATTCCACACCATTATCGTGTTGTCAGTGAAGTTGTCTACGTTTTTAATAACTAAATTAGCAGCACCACTTGATGCGCCTCCTGATAAACCTGAACCTGCGTTTGTGTTTACAGCAGTTATATCACCAGCACCAGTACCCGCTCCAATAGCAGCTCTAAAAGCACTAGCACTTAAAGCTGTTGTAGTATTGTTAGCGTTAAATCTTGGGAATGTTACAGCACTTGGATTTGCAAGAGCAAACACCGATTTACCGATATCAGTAGCGCTAAGATTAGCTAAAGCAGCTCCAACACTAGTCGCACCGGTACCACCTTTTGAAATAGGCACAGTATCTGATAAAGTAGAACCAGCAGCTGTAATTGTTATAGCTGTGCTACCGTTAAAATTCACACCGTTAATAGCTCTAGCTGTTTGAAGAATAGTAGCTGACGCTGCGTTACCACTTGTACTTTGATTACCCGCTGCATTAACACCAGGTAAGTTTATATTTGCTGAACCATTGAAACTAACACCACCGATTGTTCTAGCTGTTTCAAGAGTTGTGGCTGTATCTGCATTACCAGTTACATCACCCGTTAAAGCTCCGTAAATATTAACAGCTCTCATTTCTGACCATCTTCTAGTACTTTCACCAAGTTTTATAGCGTTATCAGTAGTAGGTCTAAAATAATCACTAGACATAGCCGCTACATTAGTACTAGCTGATACAAATGCTATTTTACCTGCTTCAAAAGCAATAGAGTTTACACCAGAAGCTCCACCGACAAATAAGCTAGTATTGTATATGCTTGTTATGCCTGTTTGAGCAGCGGTAACAGCAACGTCGTTAGTGTTAACAGTTATACCTGTTCCAGATCCTACGTTTAATACTGGTACTGGACCACTTAAACTTGTACCTGTTAAACCAGCCCCGGCGTCTATACCTGTTAAATCTCCAGTTGCAGATCCTAACGCTATAAACGTACTACCATTATGGTATTTTAGCTTATTGCTATCATTAGTGTCCACGTAAATAGCACCAATTAAACCGGTTGGTGCAGAACCGCTTGATAATACTCTTGCGTTTTGAAGAACGTTATCGTTGATATTTAAATCAACTAAATATTTTAATGCCATTTTTTAAGTTTTGTTAGTTATTGTTAGTTTAAGTACGCTTTACCAGAATTAGCACTGGATAAGTTTATGGTTAATTGATTGTTGTTGTTATATGTTACGTCACCTATTACAGTAGTATCAGTAGTTGTAACTATTGTCACGCTAGGTTTTTTGCCTAAGTTATGTGTTATTGACCAAGTATTAGAAGGGTTAGTTTGAGTATATACAAAAGATAAATCACCTTTCTTACTAGTCATTACATAAAACTGATCATAAACAATATTACCTGCACCTCCAGTGTTAAATAGAGCTAATGTGTAAAAATTATTATCACTAGACAAAACTGTTGCTGAGTCTAAAGTATAAGCTCCAAAATTGTTTGGATTATCTATATCTGTTATAGTAACTTCTTGACCAACCATGTTTAGTAATATATTTTCAGCAGTGTTTGTTTCTCCAAAAGCAAACTTACTTACTATTACACTAGTTATTGATGTAAAAGTTTTAGTAGCGTTGGTTTCGCCTACTATGCTTAAATTACCAGTTAAGTTATTACCTTTATTATATCTATAACATATCTGAGGTTGACCAGCCATGTTAAATTTACTTATAGCTTTACCAATATCTGATACTTGATAGTTCTTAGTAGTACCACCGTTATCAGAACCTATAAGTAAGTCTGTTTTATCTATACTTCCATCTAAGGGATATTGGTTTATTCTAGCCATTATTTAGATATTTTCTTAAACTTCTCAGCTCCTCGCGAACCAAAATAAGCTACATATACAGTTATTAATAAAGACTTTAATAAATCAACCCAACCAGAATCAACTTCAAATGATTCACCTATGCTATCTGAGAATATCAATAGAACCATTGAGACAGTTAAAAATATTAAAGTAAGTGGACGTGTATTTTTTGAGAGCCATGAATCGCTTTTCATATCGCTGGCCCAACGTTTACTTATTTCTTGCATCTCAACCATATCTTGTTCTAATAGCTTTAAAGCTTTTTCTTTGTCTTCAACTGGCATTGCTTCATCTTTTGATATAAGATTTTTTACAACACCAAATAAACCGTTATCAGGTAATATATCACCCACGGTTCCTAATATACCTGGAGCAGCTTTTGATAAAAACTTTCCGACTTTTGTTTCACTAAATTTCTTTTTAGGCATATTAAAACTTTATTTTAAGATTACCACCTATGTTATTACTGAATTGTCCCTTATTATAGTTAACACCTCCAGAAACATTTCCTTTCTTATTAGACATGTTTAGTCCAATGTTATAGTTTTTATTTGTATCACCAGAAGCATTTAAATTTAAATTACCTCTCTTATAGTCTATTCCACCACTAAGGGTTGATTTAGATACACCCGCGTCAGTTTCACTTTTTTGAGTGTTCTGGCTAGCCCTGAAGTTGATTTCGTTTTTCTTCTCCTGCTTTAGCGGAGACGGTACAGATACTTTTAAGTGTTTTTTTATCCAAGTCATAATATATGTTTTAACATTTCCACCTGCGTCTAGCAGCTTTACCTCTTTCACCTGTCCAGCCTTTCGATCTAGCACAAAAAGATTTTCTACGTCCAGCAGCCTTGCTACCAGCTTTTACTTTACCAGTTACAGCTGTCTTTAGCTTGCTACCTGGGTTTTGTTTTCTATATGAAGCAACACCGGCTGATGTCATACCAGCACCTTCTTCTGATTTTCTAAAATGTCTACCTTTACCTTTAGTTCTTTTGTTAGACTGCTTTATAGGAGTTTCAACAACATAGTCAGCATCACCAAAATCATAATCTTCTCCTGGTTTCATGTTTTTTGTAACACCATTGCTACCTACACCTTTAACAGGAAAGTCAACACCTTTCATAGTAATTTTACTACTAGGTATTACATTAACGTCGTTATCTACATCCGGACTATTAGACTTATAGCCAGTTGTAGATATCGCTGATTTTATATTTTTATTTGGTAATTTAAATGCCATAGTTATTTAGATCCAAATCCACCCATTTTGTAAGATGGCTTAGTTATATTCACGGTCATATTTATCGGTGAGTCTTTTTGTTTAAAAGCGCTATTGTCACCTCTTTTTTTAGTTATTTTTCTTTTTAGCCTTAAGTAATCTTTTTCAGACATACCTTCTTTGTTGTTAGGATCGTACTGGTATTTAGGTTCACCATCTTTAGCGTTTTGATTCTCAATAACACCTTTCATTAAATCCTCTTTATATCCTTTAACTTTAAGAGAATCATTATCTACTCTTCGTTGACTTCTACCTTTTAAACCATAATCACCAAAATCTTCTGGCGTAAGGCCTCTATTGTCCGATAATCTTCTACTTCTTTCGCTTAGATATTGACCTTGGTTATAAACATTTACTTTTCCTTCAGCTATATAATTGTCACTAACAGTCTGCGTAGCTTGCTTTTTTATATCGCTTAACTCAAATTTTTCTCCAGCTTCTTCTTTTGCTGCTATCAAACGAGCAGTCTCAGTGGCTAAAGCATCGTTTAAGTCTTTTTTACCACCACCTGTTTTTGGATTAAACTTAAATGTTTTTTGACCAGTAAAAAGGTTTGTTGTACCTGTGCTTGCTTGACCTTGATTAACCCCATCCATATTACCTAAGTATTCACCTGATAGTATTTTCATTACGCCTGGTGGTGGTTTTTGTCCTCTTCTAATAGCTTGTCTGTAATCTTTATTAGCTCTTCTTATTAAATCTTCCTGTCTTCTTCTAAATATATCAGTAGCTCTATAGTTTCTCCTCATTTCTCTAGGAGTTAACATATTACCAGAAGTTTCAGGTGTGTCCATTGATAGAGAGTAGTTTTCTTCATCTTCGTACCCCGGCGTTTCTGTCGGTCTTACGTAGTTGGGATCACGAGAGCATTTGAATCTTTTACCAGTTTCAGGATCAGTACCAACAGACCCGTCATTTCTAGAACCACAAGCTCTACCAAAGGCCCCATCTGACTTTCGGCCACCTTCACCAGGTCTAGAAGCATTTAAATTAACACTACCATCATCATTTCTTCCTTGATCAACTTGACTTGCGACAAACTCCGCGTCGACCTGTTGATGTATTGGAGAACTTTGACTAGACTGCAAGTTTGTTAACTGCGGTTGTATTCTTGTTGTTGATCCTAGGCTCATGCCAGATCTTCTCATTTTAAATCCCATATCTATTTTTTTTATTATCCAGCTTCTACTATATCCTCTGTGCCTTCGGTTTTGACATCAACAGCTGGTGTAGTATCTTCTGTATTTTCTTCTTTTTCTGCCAAGCAAGCTTCATACTCTGTATTATTATCTATAGGGTCGAACTTATCTTCACAAGTTTCAACTCCACCACCACCTTTGTTTTTTGTAAGAAGATCTGTACCACCTCTTCCAGTTTTAGCGCCTTCGCCAGTTCCAACTTTATAGGAGTCTTCTACGTTTACGAACCTGTCAGCCGCTACACCAGCACCAGCGATTAATGCTTCGCTTATTTTAAAAGGACTAGCTTTTTTACCGCTAGCGCTTACGTTTTTTAGTTTTAGTTTAAATGCCATATTTTGATTTTGCTACAGAGCCATAAGCTCTTTGTTTTGCTCCTTTTTCCCAAGGAAATCTATTATCACCTTCGTCAAGCCATTTCCCACTGTAAAGTACTTTACCGTTTTTTCTAGGATAGTTTTTACCGTCCCACTTAACGTTATCGTCAGTATAGTCAAGCTTACCCGATTCCATGTCTTTTTGATGCTCTATTTCTTCTTTAACAGCATGTTTTTGTACAGCTGGAGAAACGTCCTTGCTAACGAATATTGTCCCGTCATTATTAGCTTCAGCTATAACACCAGGATCAAGTTTCTTCTCCATAACAGGGTAATCTTTCTTTTGCTTGAAAGGACTTCTACTTTGTAAGTATGCCATTTATATTAACAAGTTTCACAAGGCGACTTAGGCGCATTGTCAAATAAGTAATCTCCAGGCTTAGTCGTTATAGCTCTGTTTCCAGCAGCTGTAGTTATAGCACCATCCTCTGGTTTAACAGGGCTTTTACTTGTTTCACCTTTGAAGCTACCTGCTTTTACTCTTGCCGTTATAGGCATTGCTTTTGTTTTGTTTTCCATCTTAATATTTTTTACTGCAACCTTTTTTCTTTGCAGGTGATTTACCGTATTTCTTAGCTGGACTATCTTTTTCAGCTTTTTGCTTAGCTCTTAAATCCCTTCTTTCTTGTCTACGCTTTTGACCTTCTTTTGTAGATAGCTTTATGTTACCTATTTTCTTACCTAGCTTTTTAACTCCTTTAATTATCTTTTTACCTGTTTTAACAGCTTCATCAGGTAGGTCTTTTATTTTTATGTCTTTCTGCTTTACTGGAGAGTTTTTAAATCTCTCTATAGCTTTTTGTTCTATTAAATCATCATACTTAGAACCACCACCAAGAGCTTGCATTGACTTTACAGCTTTAACGTCTGCTTTTGTCTTAAACTTAGCTCTACCCATTGTAGACTCTTGAGACTCTAATTCTTTTATAACCTGCTCGTCACTTACGTTTTTTCTTTTTTTAACTTTTGGGTTTAAGTAATCATTCTTTGATCTGTACTCTTCGAGTTGACTTTTAGTTTGTTTGGCTGGAGAAGCTTTAATTTTTTCTTGTAAGTGTATTGGTAAGTTACCTTGATTACCTACTAGCGCCTTCATGAAAGGTGATTTACCTGACATTTTAAATGGTGATTTTTTGTAAGCCATTACTTTTTTTTTAATTAGTTATCTATCTTTGTCTTTAATCATATCATCAATAGCCTTATTATAGACCTTGTCTGTATATGACTTGTTGTTATAAAACTTGCTTCGCTCGCTGGTAGGTAAATCCTCCTCGGCGAGCAATATTCTGTAAATTCTTGAGATTAGCTGCTTACATTTGAAAGAAGTTTTGTAAACGCTGTATTTAATTGAAGTGCGGTTTCGGTGACGCCAAACATCGATCCAACCTTCATTACGAAGGCGTTCCCATCTTGCTTTGTCCCAGGAGTATGTATATACACCCTCTATAAAATCATTACGTGTAAAATGAGATTTGCAATCTAAATATATTAAAAGTTCTAAATCTGCATCTTTAAGATCATAAGTTTTACAGGCCCATTTTCTAACAAGCCTGTAATACTTAAATAAATTCATATCACGTATATCTGATGCGCTTAGTCTCATTCCACTAATACTACATCACCTAAGTTAATAACTGTATATACTTTGTCTTTATAAGAAATTCCATGACCAGCATGTTTGTCGTAAAATATAATATCATTATCTTTTACACCTTCGACTTTGTCACCAACCGTTATTACTTTAGCTTTCTTATATCTAACTTCAGTATCTGTTCTATCTGCGATAATAAGACCACCAACCTCTCTTGGTTCTTCTTTTATCTTCTCTATTACTATATAGTAGTTTATTGCTTTCATTGTTCTCTGACGTTTGAAATTACACAATCGGCAGACATTATTGTTTTAGCAACACTTACCGCGTATTTTAAAGCTGACTTAGTTACTAATACTGGATCCACAATACCAGCTTCAACCATGTTCTTTGTACAACCACATGTAACATCTATACCTTCTCCTTCCTCCCACTCATTAGCCCAGGAAACTCTTTCCATCATATTAGCATTTTCTAACACTTTTTCAAAAGGAGCTTGTATCGCGTTTAACAATATCAACTCTCCAGCGCCTTCGTGGTTTTCAACTATATTAGCAGCATTTAACAAAGCAATACCGCCACCAGGCACAACACCTTCTTCTATAGCGGCTTTAGTAGCATACAAAGCATCTTCAACTCTATCCATCTTCTCTTTTCGTTCAACCTGAGAATAAGCACCTACTTTGATTATACCAACTAAACCTGATAACATGGCTAATCTTTTTTGGTGAAGACCTTTCCAATACTTATCTTTAGTTTCTTTTATCTTTTTTTCAACAGATTTAATTCTGTCTTTTAAAATCTTAGGATCTTTATCCACGGTTAGTATTGTAGATCTTTTATCTGTAACAGCTTTTTTAGCTCTACCTAATACTTTTGGATCTATCATGTCCATATCATCACCAAGTTCTTCACTTATTACTTTTGCACCTGTCATTAGCGCTATATCCTCTAGTGTATCTCTTTTTGATGGACCAAAACCTGGTAAATCTACTATATTCACCTTTATATTACCTTTTACCTTGTTCATTAACAATGTAGCAAATGGTTGTTGTTCTAATTCTGCTATAATAAGCAGTGATTTACCACCTTTTATTATATATTCCAATATTGTCTGTATTTTACGTATGTTTTCTACAGGAGAATCCACGATTAACACGTATGGATCTTCTAATACTGACTTATGGTTGTCTTTATCTGTTAATAAGTGCGGAGATTTTATTTTACAGCCGTGAAGCTCTACTCCATCAACAATTTCGATGTGTGTATTCTCATCTTCTGAGCCTTCCATCAAAACTACTCCGTTTTTACCCACTTTTTCATAAGCCTCAGCAATTAAATTACCTAATTCACTGTCGTTATTACAGGAAATCTTAGCTACATGCTTAATTAAATCGTCGTCTGCGGGTTTTTTTATTTCTTCTAGGTATTCTAATACCTTTTCAGTTGAATAATCTATTCCTTTCTTAATATTTCTTAGTGATTCCCATCCTTCATACTCATTGTAGCCACTAAGTATAGAATGAGCAAGGATGGTAGCTGTTGTAGTACCATCTCCTGCTTCTTCTACTGTTTTACTGGCGGCTTCTTTTATTAAAGTAGCGCCAATATTTTCGACCGGGTCCATTAAGACTACGCTTTCCGCAACGGTTACACCATCTTTTGTTATCACCGGCCGACCCATGGTATCTTCATAGATCACACATTTTCCAGATGCACCAAGAGTTGAGCCTACGGCCTTCGCTAACTTGTCTACACCCTTCATTATTTTGGACTTTGCCTTCTTTTTAAAGGTCAGATCCTTTACTATACTATTAGTATTATTAAAATTCATTATATTAAATTATATTAGTGTGGTTTATTTAAATGTTTTTACTACTGTTGGTCCTTTTAAGTAGGCTATCTTTCTTTTAAAGTGTTCTACTGAACCGTCTATTGCTTGTTCTGCTCCTTCTAAAGTCTCGCGTCTTGTTACGTCGATCCATTTTTCACAGCATGTGTCCTTTTCAGGATTACAATCGCAGTTTATATCTTTATGTTCTGATTGATAATATCCATTTGGTAGTTGGGTGATTCGCCAGTTCTTTTTCTCAGCGAGGTGTTGCCAAAGTTTAATGGTTTCTTTTGTTATCTCTTGTTGTTGTTGTTGTGGTTGACTACTCCACGAGTTAGTCTGGTAATAAAGTGTCATTGGTTTTGGTTTTAAATGTTTAATAAATTAGAACCAAGGCGCCGATAAGACGCCTTAATCCTAAGTTTTGCGTTACGCTACAGTAACTGCAGAGATAGCTTTCGCTGGTGCCCACGTAACCTCAGAAATCTGAGAATCACTTAGTACATCATAGATAGCTTTCACTAGACTTACTTGCATAGATCTGTCAGTATCAGCAGCACATGTAATTGTTGCTAATGAACCTCCAAATCCAACTGTCAAAGCTGTACTGTCATCAGCAGCTTGTCCAACAAGAGCTCCTTCACCTACTGGTAGGTAATAAGTCTTGTCTGTGTCAAATGTAAATTTTACGAATTTAACCATGTTTAAAGTATTTAGTTTATGTTATAAGGTATAGGGCGTTAAGTGGCATACCTTTTACCACTTTCTTTTTTAGTTCCTTGTCCGTCATTTCCTCTGTTAGCAGAAGGAGTTTCGTATCTTTGATCCTTATGATCATAGTCCTTACCCTGTGACGCTCTGGGATTTTTCCTAGCCATACGTTGAGCATGTGCTTTTTTAGCTCTCCTAGCCGGTGTTTTAGCAAACGCTAAGTCACGTGCCGCTTTGTCTCTCCTTGCTTGAGCTGATAGCTTTTGTCCCATACAATATATAGTTACATAATAAAGAGAATAATTAAAGTGTGACAATTGCCCCTTACTTATACTTCTTATAAGGCTAGTGTCATTAAAAAAAAACGTTACGTAATTAGAGGGTATGTGTTGCCCCTACCCCTCACGACCCGCCATCATTTTGGAAAGTCAATCCTTATAACCCAGCCCCCATAGTCTATATCGTTTCGCGTAGACATACCCCCTTCAGTGTATAGCATTACCCTCTCACTCGTCACTACTACTATTTATTTTCCCCCAAGCTTTCACATATTTATTATCTGTATCTCCTCGTATTATCTATGTACATACACTGTAGTGTATAGCATCTCCCGCCCCCACCCCACCTAACCTCGCTCTTCTATTATACTTATGTGACAGATTGTCATGACATTACGACATATGACATTGTGTCTTGTGTGTGACATCTTGACATAGTGTGCAATACTATTCTACTAATTTCTACTACTAAACAATTAATATACTTTTACAAATATAATACGATTGATTTCAGATAATATAAATGTAACTAACAAACTAACAAACAAACAAAAACAAAATCTTAAAAGTCTAATTAATCTTACAAATATAATACGACTTCATTCAGATAATAATAATGTAAATAAATAATAACTTAAATATAATAACTATGCAAAATTTAATTTCAAAAAGATTCGTCATCAGACAATCACTAATCGGTAAAAATCAAATGATTACTGTTAACTTCAAAAATGGCAAAACTGTCACTTACAATCACGATAAAGTGTATGAAGTTATGAAAGAAAAACTTTCAACTATGAATTGTTTTCTTAAATACAAAAGTTACACTTCTTCAACAAGTGTTCCAGTAATCTGTAGAGAAGTAGTAGAACAATAGTATACTACTTCAATACCAAAAGACATAACGGTTTCACTCTGCATTTTGACTGCGTGAGCTCTACTTTGTGAGGTGGTTCGATTCCACCGGTGTCTACTAATAACTAATAATAAAATAATAATATGAACAGAAAATTTATACACTACGTACTTATCAAAGTAACAGACATCGCTATTAAAGGATTTATAGCATCACTTGCAACCTTAGCCTTTGGCGGAATAGCTTTCATCATCTTCATGATGATAACAGGTCAAGTAGATTACTCAGCGATGGATTCTATTCCATGTGGAATATGTGATTAATTTACAAATAAAATACGGTTAAAATCAGATAATATAAATGTAACCAATAAAAACTATATATTATCAAACTATCAACTAACAAATATCAAATCAAAAAAACTATTAATATTCTAACTAATAACCATTATAATATTAAATCTTTAAACAATAAAATAATTATATTATCTCAATATCAAACTAATAATATAACTAAACTATTAAATACTAATTATATTAAATATAAAATAACTAAATAATAACTTAAATAATAATACTATGTCAACATTCTCTTATACATTACTAAAAATCTCGTGGAATCTCTACGACAAACATTACACTAAATTAACTGACGAGCAAAAGTCTAAAGTTATGGATATCTACTACGATTTCTACTAGTGTACAAAAAGGTGACTATCCGAACCTGCGGGCAACGAGCTTAACTGGATAGAACAAAAGACATATTGGCGTGTACAATAATGTGCGGTGAGTTCGACTCTCACTATGTCTACTAATAAATAATACTATGCAATATATACTTACATGCCAAAATGGCAAGCAAATAGATATGTCACACGATATACTATTACAACTCGAAAAGAAAATAACTAGACAAGATGTTCTTGACAGAATAGAGTTCTATAAATCAACTAATAAATAATAATACTATGCAATATAATGACTATCCAGCGGAACAGATCGCTGCAAAACTAAAACAAGTACAAGACTTCGAAGCCAAGTGGGGTGAAAAACCTGCGAGTAAAGCATGGAAAAAATGGTGTACTGATGCTAAATACAGACAAAACGAGTGGAAATTCAGACAAGGTGTTGCCGCTAATGTTAAACCTAACGTCGACTACAGATGAAGAGAAAGCATTCACATAAACCACTGTTCAAGATAACGAGATCTCAAATAGAGGCTGTAGAAAGACAGTACTGGGCGAGGTATAATAATAATGAGTTAGATTCTATGTTGTATTACAAAAACAATACGAACGAGAACCGATAATAATAATGTAACAAATAATATATACACTATGCAATCAATTAAATTCCAATCAAACAAAATTATTAAACTCGCCGGCCAAAACTACAAAGGCTATTCCGTCGGCGAACTACCAAAAAGATTTGCTTTCATTTACAACGAAGACAAAGATCAAGAAGGTATCACCTCGTGGTTCAATCACAAAGGTCTTACTTACGTAGAATATAACCCTTCAATCTGGTCATATGTCTAATCCAAGTAACATGAAAGAGCTGTGTGCCTATGTCGAAGCACAGCGTAAACTAAGGAAAGATGGGCATAGACGTCTTATCCTTCACAGCGGATCGTGCAGTGGACTCACTGAGAAAGAGTACAACAAAGTTGTAACAAGGCAAAAATCTAATTTTGCTAAGTCCAAAAAGTTCACTCACAACCGTATGTGGCAAGAAACAAGTAAGAAGTTTGACAACAAGCAATTAAAATTAATAATAAAAACACTATGAGAGATTTATATCAAGAGCATATGGACTGGAAACAGAGACGTGCAGAACTAGTAGACTTATTCGCTGAGCGTATGTTTATCGAGTATAACATTAAAGAAATGACTACTGACAGACAAAAGAAAAATGGCACAAGACAATTTGTGTTACCTAATGGCGATCAGTTCGCCTCATATAAGACAGGTTATGTTAGAAGATGTAATTCTAGCGATAGAATATATCAACTAAACAAAGTATATAAGCAACATCAAAGATACACTGTATTGAATGGTGGTGAGCTTAAGACAATGAAGTATAATGCTTATGCTAGAGAACTAATAACTGATCCGCTAGCAAGACTTATATACATAGTAGAATTCTGTAAAAGAAACTACAACTTAAAAAACTTAACAATGTACGGCGGAGTGTCTGTATGGAATTATTAAAATATAAATTATGAGTAAAATAAAAAATCCGTGGGATTTAGCTTACGAGCTAGTGTCTACGTGGGACGGAAACAAATACAGTAAAGCAGACATAGACGATATGCTGTTCTGTGAAATAGATGAATTATTAAATCAAGAATAAATATGAAAGAGTGGATGAAACAAGATGTAAGAATCAACGGATGGGATTTTGAATTTGTAAGTCAAGACGATGGTAAAGATCAGTTTTACCAATGTAGAGGTGAGGTTATGTATGATGATGACCATGACGAGATACCTGAACCATCTTTATGGCAAGCAGCAGAAAAACTAGAAAAACAACTAACAGACGAAGGAGTTAAATGCGAAGCAGGTCACTCTGAAAAAGGTTGGGTTGAAGTAACAATATACGATAAATAATATGGAAAAAGTAAAAGATTTTGTAGAGCACGAGCTACATATGTTAGACAAGGGCATTGTAGCCACACCTAACGAACAAACACTAGAACAATTTACACAAGCTAATCATGGCACTAATGATTTCTTATTAATGCAAATGGCTAAAAACTTTGGCTATAAATTAGCTTTATTAAATATAAAAGATAGATTTTATGAGTAGAATGAAAGAAATAGATGAAATATCACAAGCAATTGCTGATGTTTCTATGGAATTAATGAGAGACAGTATACACTGGCAGATCGCTGACCAACACGTTGAAGGTGATTCTTATAATGACTTACACGATTATGTTATGGCAAAAGCTATTGAGTACATGTATTTATCACAAGAAAGATTTCCTTTACAAAAATAATACGATAACTTTCGGATAATATAAATGTAACAATTAAAATAATAAACTATGTACTGTAAATGCGGCGACGAAGTCCACCCTTATCGATTAAATCTAGGATATAAAACATGTCCTCCTTGTTCTGAAGTAAAAAAACATTCTTATGTTCCTATTACTTACCACAAAACAGGTAACACGATTCAAATAGTAAGTCAAGAACTTAGCGCTATAATTCATAGATCGCAGCGCAGAAGATGACGCTAGACGAGTAGCTTAATTAGGATTTAGGTGGGTGTATACCGTAAAGATACCACGATAAATGGTACCTAAATTACATAAGTGAATAGCTAGCTTAGAGTTTTACGGTATATGGCTCTATATAAATACGAAAACCGATGGCGAAAGATACGATTAGTGATCACACAATAGCCGGTAAACTAGGTATGGATGTAACAGGTGTTATTAAGTTAAACAGAGTTCATTACTACTGACGAGTATGAAGGTTCGATTCCTTCGCTAGTTACTAAAATCTTATAAATGTGAAGGGCTCAGTATGGCTGTAGGAACTCAGCGAGGAGATACGTGGTTAAGCTGACGAAGATCCTTTAATTTTATAAGTCGTAGTATCACGGGTTGCAGAGTAATTAACTGCATGCACGGTGGAAGTCCGATCGTTGAAGTGGTGAGGGATCGTTATGAACTCATGGAAACGGAGATAACTACGTAATGGGGGTGACCTGGTTTTGACGTGATAGAAAGCCTATATGGAACTATTACGGAAGACAGTTCGATTCTGTCCACCTCCACTAATACAAATTTAATACGAATAAAAACCGATAATATAATAAAACAAATGGCAGATTTAAAAACAATTTACGACGAGCTTTTACCAGATGTAAAGCTAAAATTAAGAGCTAGCGCTAGAGAATACGCTACAGCTAAAAGATTAAAATATACACTAATGTCAAAATACATATGGTCAGCCTTGACTATTGACGAGGTTAGAGACCTATTGACATATGGCGGAGTTAACAGCTGGGAGCTAGATTCATATAGCTTTATGTATGGTGATAAAATTATAGACAAAAGCTAATGAGTGATACAATAAAAAAATACCACGAATTAGTAGAGTCTGGTGATATAGATCCAAGACAAATGCCTATTAAACAAGATGATAAAATATATATTACAGCTTTAGAAAACAAGCTACACGATATAGCTTGGCATTTACAAGAATATTATGGCAATATGTCAGACAAAGATTACTTAATAAATAAAATAGATAATATAATAAATAAAGAACTATGACTAAAATAGAATTACAAGAAAAAGTTGACAAACTGGAAACAACTTTAAACTCAGTAGAGTTAAACGCAAAAGTACTAAAAGACGATCTAATAGAAGCTCAGAAAAAACTAGCTGACATTAGTAAACCTAAGCTTTATCCTTCTCAGATAGATGAGTTAAGAGAAGCTGTACATCAAGCAGTACAACAGATAAGTTTTGATAACATAGACTCTTATACTTATGACTTTGAAATTGACTACGATAACCAACTAAGATTATCTAATATAGAATTCGACGGTGAGTCTGACTTAGAAGAATGTATATGTGACTATGTAGAAGATTGTTTTAATGTAATAGATGCTGAAGATGAATAGTGTTGAACAAAAAATACCTAAGTGGTTTGATGGCTCTGTGTATAACGAAGGTGATAAAGTTACTAACCCTTTTAGTGGTGAAACTTATGAACTTAATAACATAGAGCTATCTTTATACGACTTCATTATGGGTTGTAATCACGTGTGGGCTATGGGAATTAAGCCTACTAAACAGCAGATTAATCATTTTGATAAAGCACTAGACTGGTTTAAGAAAAATAATGTAAAAGCATATATGGTATTACTTGACTAATGCTAT